TTGCGTTGCTCGTTCTGTGCCTACACCGTTTTGTTCCTCTTCTGCATTTTTCTCCGCTTCGAGTTTTGCGATAATGTCTGAATGTGATTTCTTTTCGTCCTCTAACTTGTCAATCTTTTGGTTCGCGGCCAAATATTCATTTTCAAGCTGTTTACGCTTGCCCAAGAACGTGATGTACGTTTTTAAGGACTTGGTGACTGTCTTGAATGGATTTTTCTGTGCCGACAACTCGTCCAACTTCTCTATTTGGTTGATAATTGCCTTGAGTTGGTCTGCGGGCAGGTCTTTCAAGTTATCACGCAAAGAGTTGAGCTTTTTTCGCATTGCGTCAATGACACGAGAAGAAGTTTGGTCTAAGTTCTCAAATAGGTTTATGTAGAAATCGCTATTCTGAAACTCCTTCCAAGTGTTTTCGTCAGACTTCTTTTGATATTGGGTATCAAGGTTCTTGTTATATTCAGTCTTTTGTTCGGGTGTGAGGTTTGCTTTGTCAATTTTAGCCTTTTCTTCATAGTACCACTTATCCAGCTGCAACTGGTCTGACAGCTGCGTCTTGTAGGCTTTGGTAAGCTCTATGACGAGGTTCTCCTGCTCCTTGATGCGCTGCTCGTTCAGCTTCTTTATCTCGCTTTGGTAAGCCTTGCCCTGCTCCGTCTGCGTGTCAAGATACGAGCCGTCGGGATGCTCGCTCTTGTAGCGGTCGTTAATGCCCCTCTCCACATCGTCCAAAGTCTTTGCGAGTCCTGGGAACATCGCCTGCACCTCGCTCTCGCTCAAGCCGATGTCTTTCAGCTTTTGGTGCAGGTCAAGCCCCGTGAAGAGGTTGTCAACGTACTTCTTCGTCTCTTCAAGCTTTCGGTTAGCCTCCTCCGTGTCGATTTGCAGCTTCAGCTCGCTAATGTCCTTGTTGAGGCTGCTGACTTTCTTTCGGTAGTCTTTCAGTGTTGTCGGCAACGCTTTTATCGTCTTTTCGAGAGCGTCAATCAAACCTTGCTTTGTAGGCACAATCTCTTCGGGATTTATCACCTGCCCCATGTTCACATACGCCAAATCGTCGGAGTACTCGGACTTCACCATTGACCGTGCCGTGTCCTCTCCATAGTTCTTACGCACTTTCTCGTACTGCTGCTGCATCTCTTTCAGCACGGAAATCCGCTCGTTCCAGATGTCCCGCTCCGCCTTTGCTGCGGCGTTGGCACGGCTCTTCGATGTTTTCTTGTCGGCTTCTATCTCTTGGTTGCTGCCAGTAATGATTGCCCTCGCTTTCTTCTCTTGCGCATCAACGTATTGCTGAATGGTGAAGTCTGAAATCTCCATGCCATCCGCAATTCGCCCAGCCTTAACGCTGGCATTGTTCTTTCTATATGTATTCTGATACCAGTTTGTAAAGTCGCTGTCGCCTTTGACCTCGCCCCACGTAACCTTTCTTGTGCGCCCACCTTTTGAAAAGTCCTTGTATTTGCCGACGTTCTTCAAATATTTCTGCGCTGCGTCCACTTGATTGAAAACGCTATCCAAAAAATTGGTGTCAAGTTCAATATCAACGTTTATCTTCGTGCCGTCAAGCGAGTCTTTGAGGTTCTTCTTCGCCCAGTCCATCTGCTGCTTTTGGTGGTCTCTGTCTATGTCTATCTTGAATTTCAATCTTTCGGATGCGACCTTTTTAAGCAGCCATCCTTGATATTCGGAGTATTTTTGCTTTTCTGCAACCGCATCAAAGAAAGACAGCTTCTCCGCGCCAGACATCCTGCCAAGCCTTTCTTTGTTCTTTGCTATCAGGTCATCCAACATCGCATTTATATCTTCTTCTGCCCTTTTTTGATTGGCTCTTAAATTGTCCGCGTCTCCAAGGAGACTGTCCCAAATATTCCACATTTCCCAGTTCGTGTCGCTGACCCAATCGGGAATGTCGCCGAGATTACCCATTTCATCACGTATGGTTTTCCATGCGCCTGCCACTCTCTGAAGATACACGGCTTCCGGCTCGCCGTTTTCCGCTCCATTCTTTATACTGTCAAAAGCTGTTTTTGCCGCAGGTGTAAGCTCTTTATAATGGACGGTAATCGTATTTATAGCATCAGATGCCTGTGTGCTCCAGTTGCGTATTGCGTCTGCGGCCTCGTCGGCATCCTTCATCTGTACGGAGAAGCTGTCGTTAATATGGCCGAAATTTAAATCTTCAAAACCTATCGCCACATTAGACCATACAGATGTGTCGTCAGCCGCAATGAAATTAGAAATATCCAGCTTCATCCGTGCGTCATCAGACACTCTCCGTCTTGCATCCTCAAAAACATCCTTTATATTATTCTCTGACACACTCTGCAATTCAACCTTGACCATCACGTGGTTCTCGTCCATTATTTTGTACAAGGATGAAAGCTGCGCTTTCTGCTGCTCAAAGTTTTTTTTGAAATCGAAACCTGCAAGCCCCCCTTCTTTGGCTTTTTGTGCGGCGGCATTTAAGAACGTAAATTCTTCTGCGCATTTCTTTATTGACGCGGCTGTCTTGTCGTATTCCTTGATGTTTTCCGACAGTGCCTTTTTAGTTGCCGTGAATGCGTTTGCCGCACGCCATGCGGCTGATAAAGCGACAGTTATAGCCAATAAAACTGGATGGGCTGTGGCAAATGTTTTCAAGGCGACACCGACCTTCTTGATTGAAATTGTTAGCGCGTTTAGCCCAACGCGGAATGCCTGTGTCAGCGTCAAGGCTTTTGGAATTGTGTTTGTCAGAACGCCAACATCTATTGCCAGCAACCTAATCCATTGACTTGATAGTAAAGCCTGTACCTTTAATGCAGCAAATACGGCTATCGCTGCTTTCATAACAGCAGCAAAACTTTCCCAATGCTTTAGAGCCAAACTTGCAACGTCAACCGTGCCTTTCAATATGCCCTCATTCTCCTTGCCTATGCCGTTCAGCATAACGTCGAGGCTGTCCTTGAAGTTGGCAATCTTGCCGTTCAGCGTCTCGGACTGTATCTCCTGCATATTGTAGAACAAGCCACCCTTGTCAGTCAGCCTTTGGAACACAGCCTCAACATCTTCAAACAATACCTTGCGCTTGGAAATCATATCCACAATCTGTGCCGTGGTGTACGCCTCGCCTTTGACCTCTTGGAAATAGCTCTGCAACTCACCGTACATATTAACGCCAGCCTCGGTGAACTGTCTTACCTCCGTGCCACGCAGAAACGCCGCCGCCTTGACCTGTCCGTAAGCGAGTATCAAGCGTTGCATATCCACGCCGAGACCAGCCGAAACGTCGGCGAGCCTCTTCGTAGTGTCATACAGTTTGTCGCCCTCGATGCGGTATGCCGCCAGCTGTTTTGTGTAGGTCACCAGCTGCTTTATCCGGAACGGCGACTTTATAGCCAAGTCCACCGTCTTTTGGAAGATAGCGTCAGCCTCCGTCTTGTTTTGCAATATGGCTTCGAGCGAGCGTTGCTGCAACTCGAACTCTCCACGCACTTTCGCTATTTGTTTGATGTAGTCCTGCACCTGCGAGACGGAGAACAGCAGGGCGAACTTGCGGGCGAGCTGTCCCGTAATATCCATTAGGTTGCGGTGGCGTTGTGCGAGGCTTGACGATTGAACGCCCGCTTGCTGCAAATTTCTGTTATGTTGGGCTATGGCTGCGTTTATAGCGTCAAGTTTGACCTTGTAGTCGCTATCCGTGCGAGACAGATTTAATCTTGCTTGTTTCAGCAATTCCACAGCTTGCGCTTCTTCCCGAAGAGTCTTTGCCGCCTTGCTTTCCGCAAGAGCCATACTTGCTGTAGTGTTCTGCTTTGAGAATGTGCTGTTAAGCTGACTTTGCCGTTGGTCGTGGTATTGATTGGCATATTTTGGAGTTTCCTTTTCCCAAGCCTTGCGTGCTTGGGCTGCTGCTCTTTCCTCGGCTGCTGCCTTACGCTGTGCTTCCCTTTCTGCTTGCGCCGCTGCACGCGCGGACGCTTTTTCTAGTTCTGTATAGTACGCACGCATCTGCGCCAACGTATTTTGTGAACGTTGGTTAGGAACACTTGTACGTTGCTGCTCTTGCTGTTGCAATGATGCCAGCATTTGTTTTTGTTGCTGATATGCTTGATTTACGTTGACTACCCATTGTTGCTTTTGGCGGAGCAAACCAATTTCTCTTTGATACTCTTGTATAGTCGCCTCTTGATTAGCCGCTGTTTTTGCGGCATTCGGTGATGTGGCTGCTGCTTCTTTGAATCTAAATTGCAACGCTCTAAGACGTGTTATCTTTTGAGTTAGAGCATCTATTTGCTGACCAAGTTCTTGGTATCTCCTTACCGAAGTACCAGCAGGGATAGACTGTACTTGCGATTGCGACATCCGTTGCGCATTCTTTATAGTTTGCTGAACTTGTTGCTCTCCAAGCTGCCGTAATTTAGAACTTTGTGCTTCTGCTGCTTGCGTGCGCTTATCCATTGCCTGCAAATGCGATTGCAAGGCTTTCACATCATTCTTCTGTTGATTAAGAACATCCTTGTTCTGCTCTTGCGCCACACGATTTATAGATGCAATCTTTGCGCTTTCTGACGTTTGCTGCATTTGCAGCTCTTGCTGTAGGAGATTGCGTCTGTTTACTAGATTCTGTTGTTCTTGCTGCGAATACACGGGACTTTTCCCAATAGTTTCTCCATTGAAAGTTATATCCTTGCCCTGACTGTTCAACATTGAGTTGATGTTGGAAATTCTGTCTTTTAGCTGTGTGATATTAAGGTCTTGGAATGGGCGGGAAACGGCAAGCCTGTTTAACAGCTGCGAAGTCTGCGTGAGCGAGGTATTCATTCTATTCACGCTCGTTGTTGATGACTGCGCAGAAGTCTCTACGTTTTGGAGGCTTCGTGCCACATTTTGCACCTTTGCGCCCGACGTGCCAATCTGCTCTAGTCTGTCGCGTATTTGGAGAAGCACAGCCAATATTGGGCTTGATGCACTACCTAACGTACTTAGTGCCTTGTTTATGTTTCCGACTTTCTGCTTGCTGTTCTTTTCTATCTCTGCAAGTTTCTTGTCGTATTTATCCATACTATCTATTACAGATTGCGGTATTTGCAGTACTGCTAATGCTTCGTTTGCCATCGCCTTGTATTCTTTATTTTGTTTTTATTCCTACGCCTAAATCGTTTAAGCCTTTCAAGTCTTTTGCATTGCGCACTTTGCGTTTCTTGGGCTTGTTTTTCTTGTCTTTTTTGTACTCTACGTGTGAGAAGTCCATAGAAGCAAGTTTAACTTGCCCTATGCTCATCTGCCACATATATTCTTCACGAGAGCACCAAGTGTTTGAGCGGAGGAAGTCTATCATTACGCCCCACTCTGTTCGCGAAGTGATTATTCGGCTTCCGCTTTCGTCGTCCTCCTCGTCAGCGTCATCTCCCGAACGGTCTTTATCACATTGGTACTCTCGAAGAAAAAATTTACGTCTATCAGCTGTAAGATTTCACTAAGAAGTATTGCCCAGTCGCGTGCGCTGTAGTCCCCCCATAGAAGCATATCGCGCACAGCTTTGTATTCTTGGGAGTAGATGCGCTTCTCATAGTCATCAAATATTCTGTTTTTCTCGTTAAGTAGTGCGAGTGTTAGAATGTTTACAACGGATGACATATTGGTCGCTATCTCTTTCAGCACATCGCCCATTGATAGCTTTTCGCCTTTTACCACCTTGCACGCTTCTTCGCTGATAAGCCATTGGACGGCAGGCTTTAATCCCCGTATAGCCCACTCCGTCCCATGTAATTTGAGAATAGTAGGGCTGTCGTTCATTATCTGTGCAAGTCGTTCCATTGCCTCATCGCTTATCGGAGAGGTAGGTAAGACTTCTTTCTTCTCTTGCTTTCTTTTTGAGATGTCTTTGGGTGTCGCTCTTAATACTGCCATAGAGTAAGTAAATGTTGAAAATCAAATAAGGGCGGCGGCATTGTGATTGTGCCTACCGCCCTTGTCTGCTTGCCTAATTCTTCAAAGAGTTTAAGCTCCTTCTGATGTGCTATCCGTTACGGTCGGAATAGTGTAACTTTCGTTGATGTAAGCTGCACTTTTCTGCTTCTTGCCGTTGATTGTGAGAACAACGCTCTTAGCCGTTCCCGCAAGTTTCAGGCGTACAAGGTTGCTGTTCAAGCTCTCGCACATCATTTGAGAGTTGAGTTGCAACTTGGGGACGCAGACGCTCATATAGGTGTCATTCCCATCTGCATCTTCTCCATTGGGGAACACGAGGTCTATTTTAGCATACGTTTTCTCGTATGATGCGGGAGCGTAAATTTTCTTCGCAGTTTCATCATACGTGAAGTTTGCCATTTTGGTGAGGATGTCTTTCTGAACGTCTGCCACCTCTGCTTCGAGTTGAAACTTACCGAGACTTACAATTTCCAAGATGGGGTCATCCGAAAATTCGTTTTCGATTTCCGTGCTGTCGTTGTCATCTTGTGAAATGGTCGTGGTGTCGCGTACCACTTCGTCAAAAATAATGGTGTCGCCTGCGGGGTTATCAGCCTCTTCGGATGCGTCTCCCGTGTAGAGCGTTGCTACAAGGCAATAGGGCTTAATGAGTTGTATTTGCCCACCGTCGCCTGTTCTTTTTACTGTTGCTGCCATAATTGTGCGTTTTTATTGATTATACATTTTTCGTTGTGTAACATTGATGTTCACCACGTTATAGTAGAAGTCTGTGTCTTCGTTGTAGTCGTTATCGCGCCAGCTTATCTCTACGGAGTAGTTCTTATCGTAGTTCGCTTCGATAGCTTTGTCTAGAGCCACTTCCATTGAGTTTAGTTTCTTGATAGGTTTGCGCGAAAGGTTATCGGTTGCTTTGGCGTAAAGGAATACGTTGGCGGTACATTTCGCGTAAGCTCCATAGTCGGTTACTTTCAGCACGTCAACGAGTATCATTTCAGTCCATTCGCTTTCCAGTACGGCAGGTAGATTGCCAAAGAAAACGTGGTCTGAAATCTTTGCCTTTGCCAATAGCATAGAGAAGAAGTTCTCTATTCGCGATACTCTTTTGTATGTACTGTTCACCTTTCTATTTTACTCTTTTGAAAACTGCGCCTTTTATTTCCTTTGTGCTTGCTTCTAGGTTACTTATCGCAAGGGCAAAGACTTCGTACTTCCGCTCTTGCAAGATTTTCCCGTAAGGCATCGCTACGCCGAGGGCGAGTTCTATTGGGGCAGTGGGCTTGTAGCCATTGGTAAAGAGGTCGGTGATTTCTAGCCGTCCCATTATCTCTCTGCCTTTCCACTTGCGTGCTTCGGTAGCCTTTGCGCTTCCTGCAAAACTCATCTTGTAGGGCTTGCCACCATAGTAGATGCACCAGCCGTAGCTGTCGTGTAGGTTATAGGTTTGGTTCTTATAAGAGACGGAAGCGATTTGATTGGCTACAATCGTTGGGGCAATTTTCTCTAGATGGTTTAATATTGCCTTTATCGCTCTGTCTTTATATGTACCGCGCAAACTCATTACACTTCGCTCATTTTGATGTCAACGCTGCACCCTCCTAGCTGACTATACTCTAAACCGACTACCCGTCCGTTGATAGGAATTGCATAGTCATCGCATCGAAACTTTGTATTGAAACGAATGGGGAGACTTGCGCCCACTTCGCAGGGAAAAAATACTTTGAAGTCTGCCATTATCGTTCCGCTATTTATTAGTTTCGCTGCTTGCTGTATGTCGCACTCGGTCTCTAGAAGCACGGTCTCCTCGCCCGAAGTTTCTGTCTCTCCGACCTCCGTGGCAGTCGTTCCTGCATCTGACGAGGTTTCCGTATCTTCTAATGCATCTTCGTCATCGCCGAGCAAATCACCATCCGCAGTTCCGTCATTACTATCACCAAGCACATCCCCGTCATCGGGCATTTGCTCTATGTATTCGTAAAAGACGCAATTAAAAGGATATTCAGTGATTGCTCCTCTGTCTAGATACATACCGTTTCTACTACTAATGATTAACCATTCTACTCGTATTCGTTGACCCAAAAAGTAGCTCCGTCCTCAATAGCCTCTGCCTCCTCTTCCATTCCGTACTTGTTGTAAAGCCGTTTCAGCTTCTCCTTGATGTTCTCTATCACAGCGGAAGTAACGGTTTCTGAACCAACATCTTGTCTGTAAGAACCGTGTTGAAGAGAAGAAGATGCAACAGACCACGGACCGTTAACGACCATTTCATAAAGGTCTATAAGACAGTAGTCCTTTACCTCTGACGGGACGCTACCCATATCCTCATAGTCTGTAACGTGCCGCTCGTACACAATACGAGTAAGTGCGTCCTTTTCAAAGACGAAGCGCGTTAGACTATTTAAGTAGGATAGACTTTCTTTTAGAGTCATCGTTTAGAGAGTGTGAGTAGTTTCGTGATAAACGTCAGTAAGTGTTCACGTTAAGCGGATGCCACCGAGGTGTCAACGATTACGTGGTAGGGATATTCCGTTAGGGTAGGAACTGCTGCGCAGAAAATGTCGGTGTGCCATTCGGGGTAACCTGCGTTATCCGTGGTGGTGTTGATAACCGTCATGATTTGGTCAACAGTTGCCGTCTGACGTTCTACTACGGGAGACTTAAAGCGTTCAGCAAAGACTGCATCAAGCGTCCCCGTGTGCTGTATCTCACCTGCAACGCCTAGCGGACGCAGAACGGCTACGCTGTCGCTCCAACCTTTCACGCTCTTGCGAACGGAAACGCCAGACAGAACTTCTCCCTCTTCGATAACTTCGATAGGCGAGAGCAAACCCATTGCATTTAGATATTCGTTTACCCAATCTTCAGAGAGCGTGCCACCAAGCGAATACGGCTTTTCGGCAATTTTACGATAGTTCATAATATCGTTGCGCAACTGCTCGTTCTTCATAAAGACACCCCGCCACATACCAAGCGTGATGTTCCACTTCATCGCTCCCTCATAACCTGTGCGGTCGCGGAAGTCGTCTTCTATCTGACGCATCTGTGCAATAAGGTCACAGTCTGAAGCCGTCCATACCTTTTCGCCAGCTTTTACGCGGTTTGCATCAGGCACGGGAACATCAAGTTTGTACCAAGCTACATCTTCGTTGTCGGCGTTTACACCCTTGATGCACCCCGTGGACATTACTTGAGCTGCCATATTTGAAAGGCGCAAATCAACGGTATTCTTCAAGCTCTGCAAGTCCGCGATGTAGTTGCCTATGAGCTGTGTGGTGATAGCGTCCGTACCAAACTGTTCTACGATTTTCTCCTTTTGATAGCGTTCGCTGGCACTCTCCATAAAACCTTTGCCGATTTCGGGGATAGTTCCCATAAAATCTTCAAAGCCGCTTCTATCCATTTGGGTGGTCGATGAAAGAGGTGCGCGGAAGTTTGCCATTTCATCGGGGCGAATGGTCTTTACGCCTACACGGAAGATTGCCTCACCGTGCGAACCCGTGGGGAGCGTTGCACCTGCTATCGTGAAGTGCTTGTAGGCAAACCGATATTTTACCTGCAACAGGGCAGAATTGTCAATAAACGCCTGCAAATACTTCTTGTCGGTCTCCGACCAAAGTTTGTCGTAAGTACCGAGTTTTGACATTCCATATTTAGCCATAGTGTTCTCCTTTCTTTTTAGATTTCAAACAGTCCTTTGATGCGGCTAACGTTCATCTCCTTTACATAAGCAGGGAGTGGACTCATACGCTCTTCATAAGCAATCTGATGCATTACGGGAGCGATGCTGTAAATTACGTTGTCTGCCGCATTGTTAATCGGGAACTTCGTTACTGCGTCAATATCAAGCATAGAGTTAGGATTGGTAACGAGAGGCAAAACCGCTGCGCCCTCTGCTGCACCCTCTACGAGGATGTCTCCCTTTGCAAGTGAACCGAGCGCAGTTCCTACGGTTACAGTCCAATAGTCATCCTGCGTGTCATCAACAGCTGTTACTGCGTAAGCTGCACCAGTCTCTGCCGCCGTTGCGGGAGCTGCCATAAGGATGTCCCCTACTTGCGGCTGATGGCGAAACTCATTCTTCACGATTTTAATGCTCGTTCCAGTGGCTGCTTCATAAACCTCAAAGGTTTTCAGCACTGTTACTTTTCCGTCAAGCGTGTACTCTGTAAGGTCAGCTTGGAAAAACTTGCCGCCATTCTTGTACGGATTTTGCAAAACGCCACCATCCGCAGGTCGCCACGAGTTCTTCTGTCCGCTGCCAATGTTGTAGAACACATACTTTTTATCACCGTATGCGTTCTTACTTTGCAAAGTGGCACGCCCTAAAAAAACATTGTTCATAGTTGTGCGTTAAATTAAATTTGTTCTTTCTCCCGTTTGATTTGTGCTTCACGCATCGCACGGATTTTTTTGAAGTCTGCATCCTGCGCATTAGAAGCTGCGCCAGCAACACTAGGAGTTTGCGGGTTTGGCATTGCGGCAGAAAACTTGTTGTAGCTTTTCACAAGCCTTTCGGTCATTCCATCAACGTCCGTGTCCGCACTAACTGTAATCAAATCCAATTGGTCGTTAATCCAATCTTCATTTCTTACATCTTTGCTTTTGAGGGCATTTTTTAGTGCAGCACGTTTGTCCTCAATGGTCTTTGCCGCTTTTTCAGCCTCCCGTTCCTTTTTAAGTTCGCCGATTTCTCTCAGAAGCTCGTCAAGTTTATCACTTGGCTCGTCCTTTTTGTCTTCTGGCACTTCTTGGGGTTTGGGTTGCTGCTTTTTCCATTCCGCTTTCTCCTTGAAATGGTCTGCATTCATCTTGCGTACTTGACCACCAAATGTCTTCAGAATTGGCGAAATCCGCTCAACGAAAACATTCATTTCTTCACTTTCACCTGCAAAGCCATAGAGAGCTTCCATACCTTGCAACGTTTTTTCACTTAGCAGTTTCTCTGCTTCATTTTGAGCTTTTAGGGTCTCCAAAAACTCTTCTTTCGTAAATTTCATAGTGTGTCTCAATATTTGATTTACGCGGCAAAAATCTAACAATGCAAAAAATTCATGTAAGAAAAAACGCTCTTTATTGGATAGCTATCCAATATTTATATGTATAACAATTAAAAATATTGTGTTCTTGACTTCAATTTTGCACACGTAAATAGTTATAATGAGCGAGAAAGAGAACATAATCATAAAGCCCCACGCGGGATTTCAAGAAAGTTTTGCGTCTAGCAATGTTGATATTATCTTCGGAGGCGGCATTCTTGGTGGCGGAAAAAGTTTTGGGATAGTCTTAGCTATGGCAGAACCTCTAATGACAGACCCGAATTTTCGCGCTCTTATTTCTCGCCGTGCATTGGGCTCGCTAAAAAGTGGTGGTGGTTTCGTTGATACGTTTAGCGAGATATTTGGCGACTATGTCTCGGTGCGCACAGCAGACAATCCGCGCGTGCAATTTCCGAGTGGTGCATACTGCGACTTGACCTATATAGATGATAGCGATTTGGAACGTATGCGGGAGAGGGCGAAAGGGTGGCAGTATGACGTGATAGCTATTGATGAGTTGACCGAGATGTCGTGGGAAGCATTTTCTTATCTGCAAACGCGAAACCGTGGACGCAGCAAAACGTTTACAGGAAAGTTCTTCGCTACGCTTAACCCCAAGCGTTCGCATTGGTCTCGTGTGTTCCTTGATTGGTATATCGGCTCTGACGGATATATCCTACCAGAAAGGAATGGCACGGTTAGATACTTCTATCTCGCGGGCGACACAGTGAAAGATGTGGTATGGGGTGATACAAAGGAGGAGGTGTATAACAAATGCCGCATAGACATCAACCGTAAGCTCGACAAAATTGGCGGTGATTTCAGTTACAAGAATATCATCAAGAGTTTCGTATTCTATCAGGGAAAACTTGCGGAGAACAAGGCTCTCGTAGAGAATAACCCCAACTACGTAGGTAGTGTGGCTGCTAGCGGCGGAAAAATGGCGATGGCTCTCTTTGAGGGAAACTTCAACGTTGACCCCGAAGAGGATAAGACGAAAGCTATCCCTAGCGACAAAGCTCGCGACTGCTTCGTGAACGACCCAGCAGTGAATGGCGACCTATGGATAACGGCAGACCTTGCGGACTATGGGACGGACAACCTTGTAGCCCTTGCGTGGAACGGCTTTCACGTTATCGATATACTTATTTTGGGTAGGACAACGCCAAGAGAAAACGCCCATAGCATAAAGGCGTTTGCTGCAAAGAATAGAGTTGGTGAGGGACACGTCATTTTCGACGGCACTGCGGGTAGATACTTTAACGACTACTTGCCCGATGCAGTCCCTTTCATTTCTTCAGCCAAGCCCACGGGTATCTACTACCTTACTGGCGTTACGATGAAAGACATCTGCTATCTGCGGCTTACCAAGATGATAGGACGAGGCGAACTTACCTTTAAGGACGACGTAGCCGAAAGAATATACACGCACCAAAATCAGAAGTACCGCGTAACGGTGCAAAATGAGTTTCTTGAAGAGTGCAACGTAGTAAACTTCGATAAAGTAGCTTCGGGGAAGATGCGTCTTTGGAACAAGAAACGGATGAACCAACTGTTAGGCACTCACCGCTCAATGGACTTGCTCGACCCCTGCGCGATGCGGATGCTCCCTTGTGTAAACTTAGAATACGGCAGCGAACTTAATCAAGGAAGAAGCGATGTTTACAGGACAAAGGTCGGACGAGAAGATGAGTTTGTGAGCGAAAGCGTGTTTGACGAAACCCTTTGGTGTTAAAAGATAAAAGATATGCTTAGGAAAAACGAAATAACGAACATTCTTGATGCGCTTGGTAAAGACGGTATCAAGGCTAGCGAGGAGGATGTGGTCTATCTCATTCTGTCGGACACGCTGACTGAAAGTGAATATGCTTACTTCCTAGCCTATGGCGTTCCGCCGCGCGACATAAAGAAGTTCTGCGAGACAGAGGCGATGAAGAAGCTACGTGAGAAGCTCGCCCCATTCGGCGTGGGTAAAGCAGCTGCCAACTCTGTGTCGAAAGAAGAGAATAAGGCAGAGCTAATCAAAATGCTTCAGAAAGTAGAAAAGTGGGGAGCAAACGGCGAAATAGACCCCGAACGCTATGCTAAGCTCGTGCTAGACTATCGCGTAAGACTAAACGATAAGTTCGATATGGAGGATGATGAGAAGAAAAAGCGCATCTTCATCGTTCCACAAAAGCACGACATCGTTTGTCCGCACACTCACAAGGAATGTACCTATATGCCAACGAAAGAGGCTTGTAAGGAATATTATAAGCTGAAAGGATAAAGACCGATGACAGCACAAGAGAAAATAGAATACCTACTGGCTCGCCCTTACGAACTTTTGCAGAAGAAGCCCTTTACACGAGGAAGCTCTACCTTTTTGTCAGAGGACGGTGAAGATGGCGAGGAGACTTATCTTGCTACCACCCGCACCGCAAGATTGCCCCGCGTGAAGAAGCAAATCATCACACAGGCAAAGTTTCTAAAAGAGCTTGACCCGCAAAGCCACGAGGTGATGTTTGATAGGAATATCCCCTCTATTTGCGTAAAACTAGATGACGGAGGGTATTCCGAAATAAGGTGGAAACGGATGCCCTTAGCTTTCCAAGAGCGCATACGGCAGAAGAAAACGCTCACAATGTGTGGCAACAAGTGCGAGTTAATGCTACGCGGCGCACAGCCAACGGAGCGCGACAAAGAGAACGTCGCAAAAATCCGTTCAATGTGGGAGGATAGAAACCAAGACGGAATGCGCACAAAAGCCGTCTATACGCAAATGGGGCTGGGCGATGTGGGGTTACTTTATTACTTTGACCGAAACGGACACATCAAAAGCCGTCTCCTTTCCTACGAGGACGGTTACGTTATTATTTCACACAACGATGATAACGGTGACCGCCTTATGGAATGTGTCTATTACCAAACGCCCGATGGCGCAGAACACATAGACTGCTATGACGACACCAATCTTTATCGCATACGGAGCGGTGGCGAGAGTGGAAGTGAGTGGACGAGGATGGCGACCGTTAAACACGGCTTTACAGAAATACCACTTTGCACCAAACGCGGCGCAGTAGCGTGGAACGATGCGCAAGGACTTATTGAAGCCTACGAAACGCTTTACAACGTCTTCATCGTCATACAGAAACGACACGGTTGGGGTATTCTTTACATTAAGGGAAAATTTGACGAAAGCGTGAAGAAGCTAGCAGGTTCTATCATCCTTAATGACAAAAGCATAGACGGGAACGGAAGCGCAGAGTTCAAAACACCGCCCTCGCCAACAGGCTATATCGAGACCTTACAGTCGCTCTATGAGCAAATACAAATACAATCGTCCACAACGTTCATACTTCCAAAAGACGTAAAGTCGAGCGGTGATGTTTCTGCAATAGCCATAATGCTCACGCAAGAACTTGACATAGAGGGCGCAACACACGGCATTATCGAATGGCAAAACTTTGCCGACAAGATGCTACGGCTCTTTAAGTATGGGCTAGCTTGCGAACTCGTAAGGAGCGGTGAGAATCCAAACGCTATAACAGAGTACGACCGTCTAAGTATGAGTTGTAAGTTTAAGATTTGGCGACCGTTTAACGAAAGCGAGTACAACCAAATGCTTTGTACGCTCAAGGGTGCAGGTATCATCTCTACCAAGACAGCCGTAGAGAAGAACACCGTTTCTACGCCCGATGAAGAGTTGCGGCTTAAAAGAAGTGGAACGACAATATATATGGATTTATGGACTATGGATTACGACAAGGAGACTACGCTACGACCACGGAGGACTTACGCAGCATAGTAACGACAGGGGTAGCCATATATTTCCTTTGCATTATGGGGCAAGAGATTTACGATGTACTTTATTCCCTGCGCTGGGTGTTTATGTTGATGGTGCTGCTCATCGTCTCTGACTTCGTTACGGGGCTGTGGGCTAGCGTCAAGGTCAGGCGTGAGCGTTTCCGCAAGAGCCGCGCGTTGCGCCGCACGATGGTGAAGTTTTGCGAATATACGGGCTTCATCATCATCATTGCAGCCCTCTCGAAGTCCACCCTTGAGCCGTGGGGCATAGCCACTACGCTGCAAGCGGGCGGCGTAGCGGCAATGATGGCTCTCTTCTGCGAGGCGGACAGCATCTACGGACACGTCTGCGACCTCAACGGATGGAAACACAGCTTCTCTATCAAAAAATTTATCATCTCCTATCTTAAACACAAATATAAAGATATAGGTCGAGCCGCAGACGAAGCGAGAAAGAAGTAACGCACAATTCCCATAACTTCCCATAGCGTGGCTTCCTATAACTTCCTTTCATTCCTTTTCAGATGTCCGACTTCTCAAACATAACACCCGCAACCCTCACGCTACGCAACGCCGCAATAGACGGACGTGGCATAGCGACCACGACCGTAACCTATGCCACCTCCGACCAAGCCACGGACGCACCCGCTAGCGGTTGGCAGTCTGTAATGCCCAACGTGGACGAGGGAGAATATCTGTGGACGCGCATCTACATTACCTATACAGACGGCACTGCACCGACCACTTACTACACCGTTTCACTGCAAGGTAAAGACGGCGTATCGGCTTTCAAAAGTATTGTTTTCAAGCGCAGCGCAAGTACCCCTAGTACACCCACGGGAGGGTCTTATACATCCCCCGTTCCTAGCGGTTGGTCGGACGGCATACCCACAGAGGACGGCAACCCGTGCTATATGAGTACGCGCATCTTCACCAATACGGGAGCAAGCCCACAGCAAAGTGTGTGGACTACACCACAGCCCTGCACCGATACTGCCGACTTCGACATTTGCTTCTATCCTGCAAGCGATACTACGCCCGCAGAGCCTAGTACGCACGGGACGCAGGGCGAGACTGCTACCACGTGGCACGACACCGCTCTAACGACAGACGAATGGATGGCGACCGCTACGCGAGAGAACGGTGGTACGTGGTCAGATTGGAGCATCGTCAAGATAAAGGGCGAGAAAGGTGCGGACGGACTTACAGTGCAACCGAACCTCATCAACGGTAGTGGCTTCGCACGGAATACTAGCGCGTGGGAAAGGCGGAATAACGTAACATTCTACGCCACGGGCGGCGCACTATCAGGGGCAGGATATGCAAGCATTCGGAACTACGCCGGCGCGATAATCACATCAACATACACTGACAATCTAGAACAGATACTCTACACCGCAGACGAAGCGAGAAAGAAGTAATAAAAAGTTTTTTTTAGTGCGTTCTTAAAAAAAACTACGAAAATATTTGCATTCAAGATAATGAATATATATCTTTGCATCGCCAATACAAAAGGTGCAAAATCATTCATTTATTTGCCTAAAAAATTTTTACGCTTATGGCTATTTTATGGAAACCAGTTCCGAAAAAAAACCCTGCTACTAAAGCGGTCAAGTATTACGCACAAGCCACCCAGCGACAACAAGTAGGTTTTGAGGGGCTAGCACAAGAAATTGAGAAGCTAACGTCCCTAACGGCGGGTGATGCGCTCAATATGCTCCGCACGATGCAATACCTCATCGTTCAGCACTTGCTCGACAATGACACCGTAAAGTTCGACCAGCTCGGCACGTTTATGCTTTCGCTCAAAAGCGATGGTTCAGAGGCTGAAGAGAACGTTGATACCGACAACATCAAGAGTATACACGTGCGCTTCCGCGCTGTGCCTGCTGCATTAGGCAACGTAAAGGGCAAGAGTGCTATCAGCGGTGATAACGTGCAGTTCAAGAAATTTAATGAAGTAGAGTAAGGCATATTTTAGCCAAAATAAGGCATATTTTAGCTGAAATAAGGCATATTTTTTCTCTGACGCACTTTAAGAGCGGTCTTTAATATACCGTGAGCTTCCCCCCGTGCTACACCCGCACGCTCCAAAAGACCGCTCCTATTACCGCTTGGGAGACTGATGCGCGAAAAGTAGCTTGGCGGGGGAGCTCCGTTTTTTAGGATAAGTGTTGCCATAGTATTTCTCCTATCTTTCTTTTTTTTGAAGGCCGCCCCGCTGTGATAGCGCGACGGCTTTTTTTAGTCTTCCAATGCTTCTTCCAATGCTTGTAATATGGTGCATATAGAAAACAATTCCTTTGCACTATTTATATCCACATCGAAAAAAGTTTTCGTTTCTATACTCACGCGCATCCATTGCCCAAGTACTTTAATCAGTTCTATGCGCAACTCTTCGGGCGTTTCATATAACTTAGAAAGTAATTGCGCAAACTTTTCCCAATTTTGCCAATTTTTGTTATCTACGGGGGGGGGGGTTAATTTTTCCATAAGGCATTAATTTTTGATTAGATAAATTTATTAACGATGCAAAAATATAAAATTAGTGAGATATTTTGCGCAAGATAATGAAATTAGACGGACTAGACATAGGACGAAACGACATAACCATCGTAACCTAACGCCAAAGACAGCGCAAACGCAGCGACATACTCCCGCTACAATCCACACATCAAAATGCGCAAGATAACAGAAATCATTATTCACTGCTCCGCCACCGCCGAGGGCAAAGATTTTTCCGTAAAAGACATAGACCGCTGGCACAGACAAAGGGGCTGGGCTGGCTGTGGCTACCACTACGTAGTGCGTCTAGACGGGACGGTGGAGACGGGGCGCAGTGAGCAGACCGTAGGCGCACACTGCTACGGACACAACAAGAACTCCATCGGCGTGTGCTACATTGGCGGTCTCGCCACCGATGGCAAGACCCCGAAAGACACGCGCACCACGGCGCAGAAAGCCGCCCTTTATGCTTTGCTGAAAAAGCTTAAAACGAAATATCCGAAAGCTCGGATTTACGGACACAGGGATTTTAATCCGCAGAAAGCTTGTCCCTCGTTTGATGCCTACGAAGAATATGAACAGATGTAGTTTTTCATTGTTTTTATGAGAGATGTACTCCGCCCGTTGCGAAACGCGCGGGGTGTCTTTTTTACATTACGCGCAGATATGAAATTGAAGAACCTATATTTTTTATTATTTCTATTCCTTTTGGGATTGCCCTCGTGCAGGAGTGTGGGGCAGACGGAGCGCAGCACAAGGGATGTAGAGACGTATAACGCCCAAACCGACACACTGCACACGGTGCAACTTATTCGCGATAGCATTTACCACAGAGACAGCATTTATATAGTGCGTGAGACCATTGGCGACACCGTATATATAACCAAGCACAAAGAGCGTTGGCGCACCGCAGTTTGCTACAAGCGCGACACGGTGTATAGGATGCGGACGGACACGGTAAGGGTGAATGCGCTTACCACCGAGCGACAGGCTATTACAAAGCGGCGTGGCGTGGACGTGGTTGCGGTTATCTTCCTAGTGTTTATTATTGTCGCAGTGTGGTTTGTTGTGCGTTATGTAGTGAAGCGTTAAGTTTGTTTTTCAGTAGTTTTTAGTTTCGTTCCGTTATTAGTGAGAGTTTTTCGCTAGCAGCGGCAGAATGCGGAGCTTATCGCGGGTCTGAAAACGACTTCGACAGCGGGGCGACAACGTAAAAGGATGAAAAGTGGCAGTATGTTGGGACTTCCCGACACGCTGCTTTTTTCTCTATAGGAACGCCGCACCTAAGAAGCGGCACTCGCTCTTTGACTTAGTGGAACTGCGGCTTGCTAATCACAAAAAAGGCTAACAGATATAACATTTTTGCTCGCATTGGTTTACATTTATGCAGAAAGGCGTACTTTTGTAAACCGAAACTAATCTAACGCGCAAGATGAACAATGTATTTTCTATCCGATTAAGGCAGGCTCGCGGTATGCGATGCTTCTCAATGGAAGAGCTTTGCAACAGGGTTGAGGGAGAGCTTAGCAAGACCGCGATTAGTAAATATGAGCGGGGAAAGATGATGCCCGACAGCGCATCCCTTATTGCGTTGGCTTCTGCGCTTGAAGTGCCGATAGATTATTTGTTTCGTCCGTTCTCCGTTTCCGTGAGCAAAATTGAGTTTAGGAAGAAGTCGAAGCTGGGCAACAAAAAGGAGACTTCTATCAAGGAGCAAGTAAAGGATAGACTTGAACGCTACTTTGAAGTGGAGGAGCTTTTGGGCATTAAGCCTGCTAAGCCTTTGAACTTCTGCAATGTTGAAATAAGGGACGCGGAGGACGTATATCCCATAGTGGAGCAGATTAAAGAGGAGTGGCACATTGGCGATGACGGCATCAGCAACCTTATTGAGGTTCTAGAAGAGAACGACATAAAGGTAATAGAGCTTGACGAGACCCCAGCGTTTGACGGGATGTGTGGTTGTGCTAACGACACTACGCCAATTATTGTGCTGAATGCAAACTTCTGTGTGGAGCGCAAGCGTTTCACGGCTTTGCACGAGCTTGGGCATTTAGTTCTCAACATTCCTGCCGACATTGAAAATCGGAAGCGGGAGGCTCTTTGCAACACGTTTGCCAATGAAATGCTTATTTCGCGAAATGCATTCTTTCAAAAGATAGGTGCTAACAGGAAAGACATTTCCCTGCAAGAGCTTATAGACTTGCAAAAGCAATATGGCATATCCATAGACGCATTGATGCATAAAGCCGCCCAAACGAATGTAATCACGCCGAGACGCTACGAGGGCTATAACAAGAAGAAGAACAAAATAGCCCTATTCAAAGAGAACGTAGAGAAAAGCCGATACAGGGACGAACATACCAACCGCTATGAGCGTCTCGTTTTTAGAGCGTTAGCGAGCGAATTTATTACGATTTCAAAAGCTAGTGAACTGCTTGGGAAATCAGTAAATGATGTGAGGGAACAAATGGAACTTGTTTAGCAATGATGACGGACGTAGTAGTAACAGACACAAATATTTTTATTGACCTGTTTAATCTGCGCCTGCTTGCGGAGTTGTTCAATTTGCCCTTAAAGATACACACCTTAGATTTTGTCCTAGGCGAGCTAAGGAGCGACCAGCGGGAGGCGGTGCTAGAACAGGCTGCAAAGCGGCTAACGTTGCACACATCAAAGGAAACGGAAGTTATAGAAATTGCGAGCTTGAAGCAGAAAGTAGGCGGTAATTTGTCATTTGTTGACTGCGCCGCGTGGCTATATGCCAAGAAGAACAATTACATACTTCTCACAGGCGATAGACAACTGAGAAATAAAGCCCAAGCATCCAACGTGCAAGTACACGGCTTGCTTTTCCTTTTCGACCAATTTGTTGATAACAACGTATTGTCAAAGTCTTTTGCCGCCGATAAGCTCAGTGAACTACTGCGACAAAACGCTAGATTGCCCAAAGACGCGATACAGAGGAGAATAGAAGATTGGAGAGAATAAGCTCCTCTTTATATAGCGTACACGAGTAGGCGGCAGTTCCACGAAGCAGGGGCTACCGCCTTATTTCGTATCACCAACTTAAAACGATAAGACAAATATGACCTTTCGAGACCTGCACACAGGCACACCCGTGCATTACCTAGACAAACTTTCCTTGCAGTACGAACAAGCGGGCGTAGAAGCCGTAGGGATGCCCCGCTACGACACGCCAAAGCTAGGCAGCACAGCGATAACGGCAGGGCAAGTCCTTGACGTAACAATCAAGGGAACACCCTACGTAGTCCCCTGCGAGGGCAGCATAGCCTACTCCGACAAAGCCGTCTTTGCCCTAGAAAGGGCGCAGCATCCTGCCCCTCGCTCTTGTCCTTGCAGCCATTTGTGCAGTAGGCTGGGGAGTGGTGAGGTTTGTGCAGACAAAGTAAACGTTCCCTACGCATAAAAATAAGGGTAGCTATCTATCTATCACAGACTGCTACCCACCTTACAGTTTAAGAAAAAACGATTTTAGTTTATCCACTTAATAGTTGTCTCACCCGTATAACCCTTTTGCCACACGTACCAAGCGTAAGCAACGCAACTTCCACCGTTCACACGCATCGTCTTAAAGTCGCCATTCTTTGCACAGAGAAGTCGAGAACTAGATACATACACTCTACGTGGCGGAAACGTCTCAAAGAGCTTCTTCCGTGCCTTGCCCTCAAGAAACAGAACCTTGAGAAACATAGCCACCTTATGTCCCGTGGAAACTACGCTTAATGCCTTTTCTACAAATTCTCTAGCATACTTGTAAGGCGGATTGGTAACAATATCGCCACTCCACGAGGTATTTTCGACAGAAAGGAAGTCATAAACCTCGTTACAGCATCTGTCTATCACGTCAGAGCTTCGCACGCTGTAACCTGCGTCCTCAAACACGTGGCTAAGGTGCTTCTCGCCACAAGCACACTCCCACACGTTTTTATCAAACGTCTCAACATCAAGAAGCAGCTCTGCGGCACGCGGTTCTGTGGCGTAATAGTCGCGAACTTCACGCACTTTGCTCGTGTGGTTGCTTGCACCAAGCGTTTTGTAAAGACTATGGCTGTTTCCCGTCCAATCCTTTTCCATCGTTGTAATCCCTAATGGCTTCTTCAAACGTTTCTTTTGCACTGCGCACGTCATCTTGCAGCTTGTGGAAGAACTTCATAACTTCTTCCGAATGACGCGGAGCATCGTGTAACCAAGAATAGTAGTTTATGGAGTGAAGCCCCAAATTGTGGCACTCTATATCATACTCTTGCCACTTGTCTATTTCTCCGACGGGAGATTCTTCGCGTAAGTCTGTCAGAATATCATTAAAGCGATAATAGATTTCGCCTACAACAAGCACACTGCCAGCTTCGTCCAACCAATAGGAGTCGCTTTGCTCGTCATTTCCTCTAAACTCTATTCGCGGCTCGCCATCTTCTCTAAGTTGTTTGTTAAGAAAACACTCTGCAACGATATTTGCAGATAGCTCGTAATCGTCTAATATGCGCTTTATTTCGTTTGTCATAGTTTCCTCTTGTTTATACGTTTTGTAAGCGTCCATATTCCGCTATTAGAATTGCGTCTGACGTTGCAAGCGTTATCTTCTTTCCTAGAGACGGGAAGAGTTGTTGCGCCTTTGCTTTTAGTTTGTTCTTCCACTCTGTCTTACTTGCGCATTGGTTCTTTGTTCCAAGTTGGTATGTTTTCTGCCATTTCTGCGGCGTTACAGTAGTAGTGGGTATTTTGAGCGCAAGAAGTGCCATTTCAAGATGCCCATATCCTTTCCCAAAGTTAAAAGAAGCACTACCACTTTGCCCACTCATCCCACCGACTTTCTCTAAGAAGCAGTGCGAATGGACTGCAAACTCTTGCAAGTATTCTAATACGTCTTGTGGCGTTTTTGGCATTTTTGAAACATCTACAACTTCTCCTTTCCTAGTGAGTACGCAAATGCCTCCATTCGCTCCTGCGTCTATTCCAATAGTAAGCCTTTCTTCCATCTTCTTCTATTTCTATTGATGAAATGTCTTCAGATGTATATCGTTACCAGTGCTACTCACATTACTCTCTCCCCCAAACACATAAGCTGCACAATATCCTTTATTCACAATATTCACATCGCTATTTCCGCATACGTATATTTCGCAAGCGTGGAACTCTTCAATATTTATCGTACACTTACAAGAAACGATGAGTAGCAGCGTTGTGCGTTGCTCTATTGTCCCATTAAAGTCAACGTATAAACTTGACGTGTAACCGTTTTCATCTCTTTTCTTAGCCCCATTGATATAGCTTCCAAATTCATCCTTGAAATAATCAATAGATAAGCCCCAACCGTCTGCCACTGCTGCTGCAATATACTCTATACCTTGCGCACTAAGGGCGATATTGAACAAATCATCCTTATTCTCTGCCTCATCCCACTTTCCGCCATACTCTTCACACACGCCACGTCTGTTAGCCTCGCTCTTGAACCTTAGCAACTCGTTTTTCATATCAAACCTATTTCTATGCGGTTCTGAATTTCATCGCTTATGACTTTCATTACGCTATCAACGAATATTCCTGTACGGACTTTCCTCACGTTCTTCATTACTGACAGTTTCTTCATTCCTGCGTGATTAGCAATCGTTGCATAAGAAAAGCCGAAAACGTCTTTCATCGTCCTAAGAGAAAAACCACGTGCTAAGATGCGTGCATACGGAATATTCTTTTTTCCATCATACAACGTCTCCACACTCGCTTCTACCTTAATATCTGGACGCAACTCTGCAAGCACGCCATTCACGATGTTACACACCATTCTTTCAACGGATAAAAGCACATTCTCTTTCGCAATAGGCATCGTACTCTCTTAATATCTTGGTCTCATCAAAAATCCACACGAGACAGTGTGCATCCTCTCATTCACTTGATACTCGTTGTATGGAAGCCCGTCTCCTTTTTCTACAAGTTTGGCATAATCTGCATCATTTATGTACGGAAGAAGAACAGCGTATTTGTCGTTACCTAGTACTTGCCCCTCTTTCACTCTTAAGCACATTATGTTCTGAATAATACGCCCATCTTGTAGTTCTTTTATCCCGTTCTTCTCAAGCGGAATAAGCAAACAACGCCTCTTTGCACCAGCTGCATCTGTCGCAATCACTATACGCCAATCTCTAAATCTATGATAGTAAAGACGTATTCTTAACCATACTTTATTCGGAAGCCCCATAAAAAACTCTATTCCCCTTTCGTATTTTTCACTTCTTGCTCCGCCATTTCTCTTAGCGTCTCCATTACTTCTCCTTTTGCGTTAAACTCTGCATTTGCTTTCAAATCTTCATCTTTAACCTCTTCACTCATAGCGTTACGCAGACTTTCTATTTGTTCTTTTACCCAATCCATATATTCAATAGCTCTCTTCGCAGCTAAATCCCTATCTACAAAAGCTGTCGTTGGATAAAGCAAATTTGCTTCTGTCGTTATCTTCATCATATCAAGCAAATCTCCTTTCGTTGCGCTACCAATATCCTCTTGTAAAGGCTCTTGCTCTTTCCCCTCATACGCCTCAAAGAGCAAGAGTAACTCATCTAGCCACGTATAAAGCGATGTTTGCTGTGCCTTGCCATTTATATCCACTATGTAAGGCTCAACAAACACTCTGTAACCAGTGTACGTCTTAAAAAGCATCCCTTGCTTCGTCTTGATAACTTCAAAACGCCCAAAATGCTTCCTCTTTATGACATCTTTCTCTGATATTGAGAACTCAAAAGCTGAAACTGCACTTTTCTTCTTTCTCATTTTCTTCTAATGTTTCTACGTGTGTACTTACGCTTCTCTTTCTTGTCTGTATTTAAGTCGCGCACTGACTCAATATCTTCAACTTCTAAATCGTCATTCACTACTCTTGTCGTAGTTACTTTCTCTCTGCCATCACTGAAATCTAAATTTGCTTCTGCTATCTCATTCAAAACAACGTCTAAAGCGTCATTCTCTTCTTGTCTCTTAATCGCAGCATCTATCACCATAGCCTCTATCTGCTCTTCTGTGTATTTGCTGTAATTCAAAGAGCCTCTTACACGCCCTAAAAACGCTATCTTCTCTTCTCTCGTTGTTAAGTTGTCTATAAAACGCTTCTTGTCAAGGTACAAGTAAGGGAAAACATCTGCTACCCCTACAATAGGAGACAAAACACCAAAATCTTGCACCACTTTTATTACGCCACTACCATTCTTTGTCGCTAGCGCGTAATTCTTTGTGCCATTTAACTTCCTTACAAGCGCAATCCCCTTTATCCATATCTCACCACTATTCTCGTCATATCTCTTTGGCAAATCGCGCGTCGCAGAAGCAGCTAACGCTTCTTTTAATGTGCTTTCTAAGTAATCCATTCCTTTCTTACGCTTGCTCGTTTTGTTCTAATATCTTATCTGGAAAATCATCATCAACAGCAAAGCTCCTACCATACACATTCGTAAATTCAAACTGCACTTCTTTGTACTTTACACCATACAAAATATCGTTTTTGTGAGAAGTCGCTGAACTTAAATACATCAATACTTTCCTCTTCCTCGCTGTGTCTCTGTAAATCACTTTGCAACCACTTACGTAACTCACAAACTTGTGATACGCTTCTGATATGTTCTGCAACGCCTCTACGTCATCTTTTGCATTTAACGCATCAAAAAAGTACAACGTCAAAGTCAACTCATTTTGCGCTCTTACACCATTTGCATTAACGTATACTTGCGCTTGCTCATCTTCTGCGTAATTCTCTACATAAACACGAGGTTTACCATACTCTGATACCCCAGTGATTGACTTATATACACACCCACCTATATCCTCTTCTATGTTTATCTCATCACCATCCTTGCGCTCACAACCATTCTCATCCAACTTTACACGCTGAATGAAAAAGTCATAACCGCAATCAAAGTATTTCGCCATATCGCTAATCCTTTCTAACGCAAAACTACACAACTTTTCTCTCAACAAAAAACCTTTACACCACTTTCTCTTGAAAAACTCTACAAGTAGCACAAAAACGCTACTTGTAGAAATGGGGCGATTTAAGACACTTAAAATTGAAAAGGTGAAGACTCGCTCAATTCTGACGAAAAACACCGCCAAAACGCCGCAAAAGTGGCAAATACGCGATTATTCTTCTTGTTGTCATACTCCATAGTACAAAGTACACTATCACACTATTCCCAAACAATCAATACAACCCCACACGCCAACTAACACTAATACCAAGCACCCGATTTCAGCTCACTCCTCGCGCACACACGCGCACACGGTTACCTATACCCGCGCGTATATCATTTTAACTGCATAATATATATAGCTATTAATAGCGTTAAAATGATGCGCACACGCACGTGCGCGTAAGGCATAGTGGCACAAACGACACGCTTCACAGTCTGCAATAACAAGCCTATGACGGACAAGACCCACAAAGAAAAAATAAAAAATTTTTTCTTGTGAGCGGCTCACGTGAATGCTACCCAGCCGAGGGGGGGGGGTGTGTTTCAAGTGGTTTGTGTGTATGTCGTTTGTCATACAGACAAACACCGGCAACGCGGATAATGCTGGCTGCAAGACCTCCATAACAAAAGCCGTCGAATAGAAATGCACACTTTTACACAAAGTGTGCAAGGCGGCATTTTCAAAGACCTAGTATTCATTTGCTTTTTGCACACACAGTCAGAGTGTGCAAGAAATACATATTTTAACATTGTTGTGTATTATAGTTAAAGTTGTTCGAGGGGGCAAAAAAACGCGGTTTTTGTTTGGTATTCAGATATAATATTGTATCTTTGTAGTGCATTAGAGAATGTAAAGAACGCGAGTTCTATTATCAACCTTTAACATATTTACATTTATGGACGACCATCCTATTTTTACTGATGCTGTCAAGGACGGCAAAGCTAAACAGACTCCTAAAAAAGCTGCGATTGCAGGTTTAACAGATGAAGTCGCAAATGAGATGGAGCAAAGTGGAGCTCCTCTAAAAATTTCAGAAGCGCAAAGTGAAAGGGTGCTTTTATCAGAATTTTCTGATTTGGCTGCAGTTAGTTTTTCACGACTCCTTTTAGGATATGATGCACGATATCAAATAAAGGATATGGTAAATCTTTACAAGGAGGAGCGGCGCAAACTGAGAAAGGCTGGTAAAATTGCAGGTGCAATAATACTAGCTGGTACAGTTAGAGAAGTTCTTGATACTTGCCGCGGCGAGCTGGAGCTCTCAAAAATTCAAAAAGCGCGTGCAAAAATAATTACAAAGTACAAAGAAGAGCGTCTAAAAGCCGAGCTGGAGGAGCGTCTAAAAGAGAAAACTCCAGCGATTGAAACACTTGCTAAATCATTTGGAATGTCGTTCGAAACGGCAAAGGCTTTATATTTAGCTGGTAAACTGAATGCATAAAGCAAAGCACACCAAAAAGCGGGTGTCGAGGATAAAAGCTCGACGCCCGCTTTTTTTTACCTTTTATGGTACACGGCAAAAACCGTGCAGGGTTCGAGTCTCTGAAAGGTACACTAATTTTTTTAATCTTTAATTTTATTACAAAATGAAAAAGTTATTCTCTTTCGAAGTATTAAAAAACGACATGTTGTTGCTCGTTCCGGCAGTAGGTATTGAAAACAGCTTCGATGAAATTGAAATTGTCCTCGGATGGTTGAAGCGCAGTATTTCAATTTATTTCAAAAAAGTGAAAATAGTTCCAAAACATTAAAGCTGGGACTTTTTCGATTGAATTATTAAGAGGCGGTTTTTCCAAATGGGATTGACCGCCTCTTTTATCCCTGAATGGTTTTCGCTGGAGTTCGAATCTCCAGCAGGGAACGATGAATTTTTAATCACTAATACATAACAAAATGAAACAGTACGAATTAAGTACAGCACTCCTCAACCACATTTTGTGTGTTGGAGGGTATGAAACGATTTTCAGCGGCGCTTTTGATTACGATTACGCTGTTGAAAATTTTCTCGAAGACCATCCCAACTTTGTCGGCGACGATTATCCTCTCGTTTTAGACAACGAATTGAATGAAAATGAAATTATCAAAGCTCTCGGTGGAGTCCTTGATGATTTTGTAAAACCTTTCCTTGAACGTTACAGCGTGCAAGAAATTGTTATCGGAGGTTGGTATCACCCTCGATATTACAACTTTGCGACAGATAGCTTGGACTTAGATTTTGAAGTTGCAGACGATTTCACTGAAAAAGCGATTTCTAAAATTGCTTCTTGGAGAGGCAATGAAAAAGTTGCTAAATATATTTACGATAACTACAAGTCGCGCGATGGCTTTATGTCTTTTAGTCCAGAAAGCCTAGAAGAGCTTGCAACATCTTTTAGAAGTGGAAATCCAAACGAGCAGGCAGTTGGAGAGTATTTAACGCTTTTACTGTACGAGGAATTTGGGAGCAATTTTCTTCAAGAAGAGCTCGAGGAGAATTACTTAGAAAAAGATACTTGCGTGTGGTGTGTAGAAAATGACAAGGTCGCTTGATGTTTAATCTAAAAAAATTACAGTGCGGTTTTTCCGATTGGGACTAAGCCGCAAGCCGTTGGGGAAAGAAACCTTTTCGGAGCGACACCGACAACGGCACAAAAAATTCTAATAACTAATAACATTAAATAGATTAACGGATGCTAAACCTCAAACTTTTACAATTATGACAAAGAAAGAACTAATGCAATTCGCAACCGACCTCAAAAAAGCCGAGGAGTACGCCGCACAGTATCGCAACACAGAGGACGGCGGGACATGCAATTTTGACGCGCCAGCCGTTAAACTCAAAGCGACCGAGGCGCAAATAGAAAAGGTTTGCAAGCCTGCTATGAAATGGTGGAAACGCGACCCACAAGACGGCAAGACATGGTTTGTGCTTTTTGGCGCAAAGCGAGACGGGCAGGGCAACCGTAACACCCGCATGGCTGAAGCAATATCGAAGAAGCTCGCCGAGTTCGGTTATGAAACTACTGTTTATTACGAAATGGACTAAATATCACGAATTATGGCAAAGTACAGATTTAACGCGCAGGAAATAGCGCGAAGTCTGGGTAAATCTTAATCAAGAAAGGAGGTAAAAATGTTCTTAATCGCAGTTATCATTTGGGTTGTGGGCAATACGATTGGCGCACTCACAGGACACGGCGGTTTTTCCGATTGGGACTAAGCCGCAAGCCGTTGGGGAAAGAAACCTTTTCGGAGCGACACCGACAACGGCACAAAAAATTCTAATAACAAATAACATTAACTTCAAAATTTCAAATTATGACTTACAACGATTTCAAAAAAGAATGGGTCGGAAAGTATATAAACGACTTCTCCGCACTCACAGAGGAAGAAACGGCGCAAGCCTCCCACGAAATGCAAGTAAACGGCGCAATACTTGTTTTTGTCGCCTCTCCAAAAAAACTCCTATGTGTTAATAGGTTGTACATCTGTAAGAGCAAGGCACAACTCGAAGCGCACCTAAACGGAATAGTAATGGGCGGCTATGCCTGCGGCAAAAAAATAGGTTGTCGCGCAATATGGTACGACAAAGACGGAGGAATCCAAACGAATAGTTGCCACATTGCAGCTTGTGACAAAATAGACGCAAGCCCCGAATGGATGACGATAACCCGTGCTTATGAAAGAATCGATTAATAGGCCTCTTCTCTACGTCCTTACGCTTTGCGCCGTTGTGGGGGCTGTGTGGCTCTCGCTGCGCTACCCCTACTTCGGGCTGGCGTTTTGGACTTTCATCGTTAAATGGTTTATGGACGCTTAAAAATTAAGACAATGAGAACAAAAACAATGTGCGTAAAAGACGGCGAGCGGCTTAATATGAGAAAAGAATTAATCTCAAAATGTCTGAAGAGCCGCAGCACTAAACGCTCTTTGGATAAATTGATTATCGAGCAACTCTTCACTGAGCCAAACAGTGAGGCGTATAAGTCACTCCAACAAGCTATAGACATGTTGCAGGCAAGAATAAAAGCTCGCACAAATAAATAACAAATTTAAAACTCAAAAAGATAATTAATTATGACTTACAAAGTGAATTTCAACGTGAAGAACGATTTGTATTACCCAGGCATAATATCAAACGGCGTGGAGGTGAAAGCTCCCGAAACTGTTATAGACCGCTTGAAAAAATCTGACTTTCAAACAGTTATTACAACTATTAAGAAGAAAAGACTTTCGCCTAAATCTTTCCTGAAGCTCTCTTTTTCTGCGGAATTAGCACTAAACCGTGCGGCCGCAAGAAATAACGGTGAACTTACATTCTCTCCGCGCCGTGGATATACAGTAGTAACTGCGATTTTCGTGGGCAATTGAAGAAAATCCCGACGAGTTAAGCGATGCACCGCTTTCGCAAAGCGGGTCGGGAACGAAAATTATTAACTCTAATTATTTTTGATATGAAAATCTACGAAGAAAAAAGCCTCCGAAACTTCGAGTTTTGGAGTGGCGGCAAAGACCGCGCAAAGAATTTGACGAGTGAACAACTCGACGAAAGCGAGGAAAAGTTTGACTTCGTGAACGAGTTTGAGAGCGAGGAACGAACAATCGAAATTGACGGCACCGAATATGTGTTGGAAATTTCGCACGACGAGAACAGCACAACTATTTCCGACGACATTACGACCGAGGAGATGGAGGTCGAAAGCGGCGAGAGCGTAACGGACGCTATAAACCGCTACAAGAAACAGCTCTGCGAATTGGTGGAGATTGACTACGAGGAGGAATAGACCTCCTCCAGCCGCCGACAAAAGAAATGGTTTGGGAGCGATACCCACGGCGGCACGAATATTACTCTAAATTTAAACATTATGCGAATTAGTAAAGATTTGGTAACTGAACTATCGCAGCGAGGTTACACGCTCCGCCCGACCTTTGGGACTGAAGTGGAGCAAAGGAAACGCGCATACCATGAGTATATGAATTACTGCGGGATGCGACTCGAAGAAACGCCGCAAAATATCGCGGCGGCAAACAGATACGCCAGCAATTTTATAGAATGCCACTGGTGGCAGGACTCGACGAGTTTGTTTATTTTCCACGAAAATGCAATTTGGGAAATGAAAAACTTATCTAAGTACAAAGGCATTTATCGCGAGCAAATAGAGAAGTTTATCGCTAAACAAGAAAAAGCGTATAACTCCTCGTATGGAGAGTTCACCAAACGTATTCAGAACTTGCTCGCAGAAAAACAGATTAGTGGGATGTTCTCAATTTATCCGACAACGTATGGAATCGGAGTTTGGGTTTTCTGTAACTTCAATGCGAAAGAGAATGTAAAAACTGTGGAAAACCTACTGAAAGCGAAAGGAGTTGAATATTATACGGAATTTTCGGACGCGAGGTGGGTTTATCGGTTTAAGATAAGCAAAAAGCAAGAGAATTTAGCGAGGATATATTAACCCCCCAGCCCGTGCAAACGAATCGTTGTAGTGGCAGCGAAAGCCACCACGGGCGCAAAAACAAATAACAATTATAAACTCGAATTATTATGAGAAAAGAATTAATGAGAGACGCAATTCGCAAAGAGGCGAAACGTCAAGCAATCGCAAACGGTATCGATTTTGAACAGTCGTGGGACTTACTCACTTTCATTCAACGAAATGTTTTGCTCACTTTGGCGAAATGGACTCACTACAGCGTGAAGTATAACCCAAATTGCTACTTGTGCAAAGACAACCAGATTTCACGAGCTTTTTTTTATCACCTAAAAAATAAGGTTGAACTATGAGAAAATTAATTGCAATTATCGCCGCCGTCTTTGTCGGTGCGCTTGTGGCTCTCGTTTATCATAGAGGGTATTACGGAGACAGTTTCTGCGTGTTCATCTCCGTTTATGCAGTCGTTTACTTCGGGCTGTACGAATGGAAAGAGTTTTACGATGAAGTGTTAACAAAATAAATAACTTGAATTATGAAAATGAATTATTTGAGCGAATTACCGACCGAGATTTTGTGTACCGAGGAAATGAGCAGCAAAAGACTTGCGCAAGTCCTCGAAGAGACACCAAATAACGCCACGTTTGAGCGAAAGGGCAGCTGGCTTTTCGTTTACGCAAATTAACCGAATTATCCCGCTCACGTTGAAAGCGTGGCTCGTGGTGCGAGTTCCACGAAAGCCCCGCACACACGGCAATGTACAGGCAAACCGCCAAAGACCTAAATATGACGCTCTTTGCCTCCTGCGGCTGCGTCTATTTCGTGAGCAACAAAGAAATAACCAATAAAGAAAAGCAACAATATGGACTATAGAACAAATACAATGGATAAGAAACTTTATACACTTTACACAAACGTTCCCGCCTATTTCGCTAAACTTTCTCCCTTCCTCGCAAAATACACACAAGGGTATGAGCTGGTAATGAAAGCGATAAATGCGGGAGAACAGTACATTCCTGTCAAATGGTATGATATGGGCGGCGATTTTGTTGAAGATGAAGCAAGCGCATCGCACTTCGAGAACAGCGAATACGTCCGCGACCATCTTTATTTTTGGGCGGCGGGTTCTATAGACTGGGACAAGGAGTACCAACTTCGCAACAATGAGGGTAACGTTGTTTTCACGACAAAAAATTACAAACCAATTCACAAATACTAAACAAGCGGCAACAATGACAAAGTACAGATTTAGCGCGCAGGAAATAGCGCAGATGAAAGAGAGCATCCTAATGACGGCGAAAGCCGAGACGGAGTTAAAGGACGGCAAAAAGACCGCGTGGCGGCTTCGGCTCGTCCTTGAGGGACTTGTGGGGCTATCGCAATCAGAGAGGACGCGAAAGATTAACGCCCGCAAACTCGCCCTATATGAGAGCCTGACAACAAACGACCTCCCAAACTGGATAAAGGAAACGCCAGAGGAGCGGCTCGCAAGGAAAAAGGCGCAAGTTGACGAGATGAAAGCGAAAGCACCAGAAAGGCTGACGCTTTTCCGTGAGGGCGATTTCTATAACGCCTACGGAGAGGACGCTATCGAGTGCACGAACATTCTCGGCGTGACGCTCACGAGATACAAAAACGGGTGGGAGGTTATAATGTTCCCCTATCACGCGCTCGACATCTACCTCCCCAAATTGATAAGGGCTGGTAAGCGTGTGGCAATAGTGGATAAAATCTAAAATAAGCCGCTTTCCGTGGCTCACAAGGCACTTTAAGGCGGCGAGGGTTTTGTGTGGACTATCTGTGAGACAAGCATCAATTTTTAAGCAAGTACTATGCAAGGACTGCTACACGATAACATTCTAACAGTACAATTATGGCAACTAAACAAACAATAAAATGAAAGTAATCATCTACTCCCGCGTTTCGACTGAAAAGCAAACGCTAGAACAACAAGAAAGAACCGTTTATGAGTGGCTTCACAGAAATAATCTTGAAGCCACTCAAACAATTTCAGACGAGGGCGTTTCGGGTGGTGTTTCGTACAAAGAACGTAACCTCGGAAAGAAAGTTCTTCCGCTTCTCGAAAAAGGCGATGTGCTTATCGTATCTGAAATTTCACGCTTAGGGCGTTCTATGAGCGATATTAACAAGCTAGTAACGGATGAGTTGAAACCGCGTGGCGTTCGTCTTGTAGTGGTTCAAATGGGAATTGACCTAAATTGTGCAGAGATAAAGGCTCTTGACGAGATGCTACTTTTCGCGTTTGGTTTTGCCGCACAGCTTGAAAAGGAACTCATCCAATCGAGAACACAATCAGCCCTCGAAGTGAGAAAAGCCAAACTCAAAAAGCACGGCTCATTCATAAGCAAAAATGGGAACGTCTGCACGCACTTAGGAAATGCGAAAGGGTGTGAGCTAAAAGAAGCACAAGCTGCTTCTGCAAAAGCAAGGCGTGAGAAAGCAAAGAGCAACCCGAACAATAAAATTATTTGGGGGGTTGTCTGCGACTGTTCCTCTATGGCTGATTTTGAGAAAGCCTCAACACGTCTATCTAATATGGGTGTAAAGACTGCAACAGGTCTTGATTTCAGCACGCTCCGTGCAAAAACAGCATATCACAACCTTAAACGAATTTATTGTTAATCTAACTCAATTTGTTATGGCTAAGACAGTTTACATTTTAGATGAGAATGCTGCTGCAATGGTTAATTCTATATGCAGCGACTTGAACTCTATCAAGAGTGGCATTTGCGATGCATTCTCAAACGTTGTCCTCTATTCGGATAATTTTAGCGAAGCGTGGAAAGTGCTTTCAGTGCTGCAAGACTATGTGGCACTTGTTGACGCTCTTTCAAAGGTACGTGAAGATAAATCCGAAGATGGGGGGCAATAAGTAGGAACTTATTTCGTTATCAAAAAGGGGTGGTGTATTTTTGCCACCCCTTTTATTTCTAACTAAAACATTATGGGCATCAAGGAAATCTTAGACGAACTACCTTTTAAGGTTACGAACGAAGACGGGTCTCTAAAATCGAAAGAGGCGTTTTACTCGGAATACGACAAACATCTTTCTATCTTAGCGACAAAAGCAGAAATCATCGGAGAAGAAGAGCTTACTAACGCGATTGACATCTTGCGCCAATGTATGAAGAAGTTTGCTTCCAACGAATTTACAAAAGAAGATGAGAGTACACTCAAATCGTCATTACAAACGTTGGAGGCGTGTGAAAACAGACTTAATGATGACGATTTGGACGAGCGTCTTTTGCTTAGAGATGAAATAACAGCAGCTTGTCAAGGTGCTGATGAGGCTTTGGAAAGCTACAGGGAAAAAAGAAACTATGTCAACAAGCTCGAAATGGAATACCGCAAAAAATACGGCGAGCCAAGTGGACGCATGAACGAGGATGCGTTTCTAGATGAGCTCTAGAAGTCATTTTTCTCGCTTTTTTTCATCAGCTGGCTCTTAACAATTCATAAATCTTTCATAGGACAGGGCTTTTTCTATTTGGCGGATTTTCTGTTCTATTTCTAACATTTCAACTCTACTTGTAGAACATTTTGCCTACAAGTAGAGTTTTCTTTGACTGCCTCTGAATGAGGCAGTTGTGTTAAACTATGTTTTGTCTATTTGGATTTTCTGTTATCTCATTACATCTTTGTATCGCACTAGACAAGTAGAGCTGTCGGCAATACGCAATATCTTTTCCTTTTTTGAGGAATTTATATATTATTCCGCTGTCGCGCTCTACAGACAGCGGAATTTTTTCGTCTTGTGCAATTCTGCGTCGCGGTAGGCTTCAAAAGAAGAGAGACGCGAGGGCGCAGTCTTAAAGACACCATACTCGGAGGGCGCACAAAATGGTGTGGGTTAACTGATATTGAGACCCTGTGCAGCGAATAGGTAAGCGAAAAAGAGATATGGTTATGTTCCTATTGGCATAATCCCACGAACGAGAGAATACTCACCGATATGCCGATGTTCGACTATCCAACAGAGTGGAAAGCTCGCAGTGCCTTACTAAGGAGGCAACGTGATTGTCCGAGACTCAATCAAGCCCTCTTTAGGGCAAACTATACCACTCACTCAAGAAGCCTACCTCAATCCGATGTTCTATAAAAAACGGTGCAAAAACTTTTTGAAAAGCAAGTAGAAAAATAAAACAGAGAAGTTTCAATCGAATTTTGGTGTTAGAATTTTAGTGTTTTTGCTACCAAGATATGGAGATTTTCAAAAAACACTCGTCTTTTCACTTTGATTTTATCAGTGTCAATAAAAACGCCCGATGACTTCGCAGCTATCAGGCGTTCATGTTCGTTTCACTTTAACTGTGAATACATTTATGAAAAAAACAACACTGCAAAGTTATGCATTCTCACCAAACATCCAAGCGATAAGTTTAGAATTTGCTTCATTTATGTGCGAAAAATCTTTTTTGATATAGAGTTTCGTGATACGCATATCCATTCCTTTGTGGCAAAGCATTTCATCAACAATAGACATAGGAACACCCACGTCATTATAGGCGATAGAAGCAAACGAATGGCGAGCTGCATAAAATTGAAGATTAGGAACACCCACTTCATTTCCCACCGCTTTTAGCCCAATATTGATAGAACGAGTAAAAGAAACGGGAGATGTAAAACGTTCGCAGAAAGAAAACACACGTTTATTTCCTCTGTAACGTGCTACGAGGTCTTTGATGGTAGGATTTATAACCACTTCCATTGTAGCTTTATCTCTACGCCTTTCTCGCGTTTTCGTGCGTTCATAAATTATTGTGTCGTTTTCTAGTCTTTCCGCATTATACAAATCAACTGCATTCATTCCCATAAGGCAGAATGAGAGCTTAAAGCAATCAAGTGCAAGATTGTAGCGGTTGTTTATATAACCGTTTACTTTATCTTTGTAGGGAAGAGCAAATATCTTTCGTATTGTGTCGGCAGGAAGACCACGTTGTTCAGCTTCTTCTTGTCGAGGTGAAACAAACTTCCGCAACGAATGTTTAATAACGGGATTATTTTCATCTTCATTGTAGAAATCGCGCATATCATTAAAGACACGAACGATTGACGAGCAGTAAAGGGAAGCAGCTCGCGGTCTGTCTGAAAGCGTATTGCAAAAGGCACGCAATGTTTTTACATTAACGTCAGTCGCACTAATTTCTTTACGTCCGAAGAAGCCAACAAAAGCATTGAATGCAGTTTGGTAGTTCTTCATACCTTTCAGTGAAACGTGTCCTTTCTTCCATTCCTCGAAGTAAGAAGAGAAAGATATTTCGCTCTCGCTTTTCTGTTTACTCGTGAGGAAGTCAACGATGTAGTTTATATCGCGAGGGAAAAGGTCAAGCTCAAGAGAAGCAATTTTACGCCTATATACAACGATTATTTCATCACATTGTGCGATAACGTTTTTGTCTTTGATTTCACTGCGAGCGTTTATTTGCTTTGTTGAAACGTAGAGTTGCGTTCCAATCAATCGCTTCTTGCGATTATGGATTACTTGGATGAACACGCGCCAAGTTTTATCTTCTCGCATCCTTGTCTTGTCAATGATTGCTTTGAATGTTGCCAT